CAACTGGCCCACAAGGTAATCAAGGGCCAAACGGAAGCAATGGTTCAAATGGTCCACAAGGAAATCAGGGACCAACTGGAGCACAAGGTGATACTGGAACTCAAGGTAGACAAGGACCAACTGGTCCACAAGGTGTACAAGGAATACAAGGAATACAAGGTGTACAAGGAACTGCTGGTTCTAATGGTGGAACAGGTCCACAAGGTAGACAAGGACCAACTGGACCAACAGGTGACCCGTTTGGAGGTGGTACTTTTACTGCGGGTATAGCAGTGCAAGGTGCTATTACTGCAACTGGCGATGTTACTGCTTACTACACTTCTGATAGAAGATTAAAAGAAAAAATTCAACCAATAGCAGATGCATTAGCTAAAGTAAACAAAATTAGTGGAAATTCATTTGATTGGAAAGAAGGATTTGATGAAATACATTCTCATAAAGGTAAAGACGTTGGGGTAATAGCACAAGAGATACAAGAAATCTTACCTGAAATTGTAATAGAAAGAAATAATGGATATTTGGGTGTTCAATACGAAAAAATAATAGCACTTTTAATTGAGGCAATCAAAGAACAACAAAAACAAATTGAAGAAATTAAACAAAAAATAGGTTAAATTTTGTTGTTTGGATATAAAACTATATATTTATATATATAAAATAATCAATATAAGTTATGCAAATAAAGGAAGAATATCTTACAACTATTAGAGAATTACGTGATAATTTTAACGCAATCGTTGTATCATTAGGACAAATTAGTATTCAAAAAGCAAATTTGGAAAATGATGAAAAATTATTACACCAAGAATATATTAAATTTGGAGCAGAAGAACGAGAATTACTATCTAAAATTGAAACCGAATACGGACAAGGAGATTTAGATATAAATACTGGTGATTTTACACCAAACAAATAAAATTATATATCTTTTCATCACAATCTTATATATTTATATTAAGATAAAAAATTATTATTAAAAGGAGAAATTAAAAATGGCTGAAAAAATCGTATCACCTGGTGTTTTTACTAGAGAAAATGATTTATCTTTTATAGCACAAGGTGTTGGAGCAATTGGCGGTGTATTCATCGGACCACTAAAGCAAGGACCAGCATTCAAACCTACAATCGTAACTACACAATCCGAATTTGAGGATATTTTTGGTGTTGTAGATAGTACATATTATACTGAAAACGCAGTACAAAATTATTTAAGAGAAACTGGTATAGCAACAATCGTAAGAGTTGCTGGATTAGGTGGATATAAAGAATTAGGACCAATTGCAATTATCGGTTCAGGTAGTCAAAGTGGTAGTAGAATAGTTTATACAATTCACAATAGTGAAATTTCAAATACATCTGCATCATTTAGTGCAACTACATTAACTTCAGGAGCAAATGATACTGAAGTATTACTTTCTGGTTCTCAAATCGGTGTAAATCAACTTATGTCTATTTCGCCATCGGCTACTGCATCTGTTGAAGCAATTTTTGGTACATCTCCATTAGGAAATAAAAATGGATATGTTTATACTAAATTTGAAAGTTTAGCATCATTATCCGGTTCAATCGCTTCGGCTGTTATTTTACCAGCACAAAATTTTAATGATAATGCAGTTGGGGCTTCAACTCCATATATTCAATCTCAATTGATTGGTGGTAATAGATTTGATTTATTTAAAATTAAAACTATTTCGGATGGTAATGTTGAAAATACAAGATTTAAAGCAATAATTTCAGATGTGAAAGCAGCTGGTTCTGTTGCTGGTTCTGATTACGCAACATTTACATTACAATTAAGAAAGTATTCCGATACTGATAAGAGAAAATTTGTATTAGAAACTTATTCTAACTTAAATTTAGACCCAACATCTCCAAACTATATTGCAAGAGCAATTGGTGATAGATATGTAACATCAGATGCAACTGGAAAAATTACCGAATATGGTGATTACTCTAATAAATCTCGTTATATCTATATTGAGATGGGTAACATAGATGCAATACCTGTAACTGCAGCTCCTTATGGAAATGCAGCGTATAGCCACCCAATTTGGGCAGGTTTATATACTGGTTCATTAGCTAATGTAGTTTACCAAACAAATTCAGTAGCAACATCATCATATGTAAGTGGATTTGATTTTGAAACTTCAGTTGTTAGTTTAGATAATGAGCAATTCTTAAAACCAATTCCACAATCAGCAACAACTGCTAATTCGTTCTCATTAGATACTACTGCAAGTTTACCATTAACTGGTTCAGTTGCAGGTGATGTAGCTAAAAGAGCATTTGGTGTAGCGTTTCAAGGTGGATTTGATGGAAAATCTCCAGCTAAATCAATTAACAAAGGAATTGATATTACTGGAACTAACTCACAAGGATTTGATTTATCAACATCTGCAAAAAGTGGTTCGGTAGCATACCAACAAGCATTAGATGCAATTTCTAATCAAGATGAATACGATATTAATTTAGTAGTATTGCCAGGTGTTATTCAATCATTACACCCAGCAGTAGCACAAGCAGGTATTGATTTATGTGAATCTCGTACTGATTGTTTCTACATTATGGATTCAGTAGCACAAGATGGTACAATTGCTGGAGCAGTTGAGGTAGCAGAATCATTAGATACTAACTACGCAGCAACTTACTACCCTTGGATTAAGACAATTGATTTGAATACTAACAAAATGGTAGCAGTTCCACCATCGGTATTGATGCCAGCAGTATTTGCAGCTAATGATAATACTGCAGCAGAGTGGTTTGCACCAGCAGGGTTAAATCGTGGTGGTATTACGGGAGCAATTTCAGTAGTAAATCGTCTAACTCACGCTGATAGAGATACTTTGTATGAAGGAAAAGTAAACCCAATCGCACAATTTCCGGGACAAGGTATTGTAGCATTTGGACAAAAAACTTTACAATCTAAACCATCTGCATTAGATAGAATAAATGTTCGTAGATTATTGATTACGGTTAAGAAATATATCGCTTCTACATCTCGTTATTTAGTATTTGAACAAAATACTGCAGAGACTAGAAACAAATTCTTAAATACTGTAAATCCATATTTAGAGGGTATCCAACAAAGACAAGGTTTATATGCATTTAGAGTGGTAATGGATGATTCAAACAACACACCAGATGTGATTGATAGAAACATCTTACAAGGAGCAATTTTCTTACAACCCACTAAAACTGCTGAATTTATCCAAATTGATTTTAATATTTTACCTACGGGTGCCACATTTGGAGCATAATAAATTTAAAAAAGATATATTTATATAAAAGATATAAGGAGAAATAAAAAATGGCAGAAGTATTAGGGTTTGATAAAATGTTCTACACGAACTTTGAACCTAAATTATCTCAAAGATTTGTAATGGAAGTAGATGGCATCCCGTCATTTATGATAAAGGCATCTAACAGACCAAAATATACAAGTGAAACAATCACATTAGACCACATCAACGTAAAGCGTAAGATAAAGGGAAAATCTAACTGGGATGATTTAACTATTCAATTATATGACCCAATTGTTCCATCTGGAGCACAGGCAGTAATGGAATGGATTAGAACTTCACACGAATCTATTACTGGTCGTGATGGATATGCTGATTTCTATAAGAAAAACATTGACATCTACGCATTAGGACCTGTTGGTGACAAGATTGAAAACTGGAAGTTAGTTGGAGCATTTATTTCAGCAGCTGAATTTGGTGAAATGGATTGGAGTTCAAATGACCCCGTAAACATCTCAATCACTTTATCGGTAGATTATTGTGTATTAGAATACTAATAATAAGAAAGTTAAAAATTTAAGAAAAGTGTGTAATTTTTTACACACTTTTTTTGTTTTAGTATATTTATATATACAAAAAATAATGTTATGGAATTAGGACAATTCGCAATAATCAAAAATTTACTAACAGAAATTAGGGATTTACTCAAAGAGCAACAACCTGCTCAAACTAAAGGATTACTTTTGGATAGTGTACAAAAGTTTTCATCGAATATAGATGAAAATAGATGTTCTTGTGGTAATCTACCAAATGAACTATGCGCAAGACCAGAGTGTATTAGAAGAATAGGAATAAACAACAACAATTTATTATAGTTATGGAAGACGAATTAAACATTTCACGAGGAACAACTGCAATACCAACGCAACCTCAAACAGAACAACCAACACAACAAGCGGTGGCCAGAACATATGATTTTCCGGTCCAAATAATTTCATTACCATCGGAAGGTAAATGCTATGCACCATCAAACCCTTTAAGTAAAGGAACTCTGGAAATCAAATATATGACGGCAAAGGAAGAAGATATACTTTCTTCTCAAAATCTAATCCGTAAGGGTGTAGTGTTGGATAAATTATTTGAATCAGTTGTAGTTCAACCAGATGTAAATCCAGATGATATTGTCATCGGTGATAAAAACGCAGTATTTCTTGCAACTCGTATTTTAGGATACGGACCTGATTATGAGGTAGAGGTTACAGACCCATTTAGTGGTGAAAAACAAAAAGTTGTAATTGATTTATCGGCAGTTCAAACAAAAGATATTGTTGATAATGTATTGAATACAGAAAATCGTTATGAGTTAGAATTACCATTAAGTAAAAAGAAAGTGGTATTTAAATTATTAACTCACAAAGATGAAAAAGATATAAATGCAGAAATTGCATCATTAGAACGATTGGCTAAAAATAAAGAATTTTCATCGGATGTATCTACTAGATTAAAATATATGATTGTTTCAGTAGATGGTGACTCCGATAGAGGTGTAGTTAGCAAATTTTCAAAAAATATGTTAGCAAAAGATACAAAAGCGTTTAGGGAATATATAAAAACAATCTCACCAGATTTAGACCTAAAATACGATTTCGTTTCTGAAATCACCGGCGAAACGGAGGCGTTAGACATCCCATTTGGGATTAACTTTTTTTACCCTTCCAACTAATTATAGCTTACAACTCCACGAAGAAATATTCTTTTTAGTCTTCGGAGGCGGTGGTGGATTTACATTTTCAGATGTATATAATTTACCACTACATATAAGAAGGTTGTATGTGAATAATTTATTGAAGATTAAAAAAGCAGAACAAGAACAAATTAGTAAAGCAAATAAAGTTAGGAGATAATAATCCTAACTTTTTTTGTTTATGGATATTTATATAAGAATAAATGTAGTATTATGGATAATAAAAAACAATTAAAAGAAGGTATTTTGGTAAAAATTGTTGATAATTTCTTTAAAGGATTACAACAAGGTGTTGCTGATAAATACGCCGAAGCCGCTAAAAAAGCAGGAGCACATCCTGAAATGGTAAATGCTATGAAGCGTATGAATGATGAAAATGAAAATTTTCGTAATACAATGAAAAAGTACGGATTCTAATAATAAATGGCAAAGCAATCTCAAAATACAAATGATGAAATTGAAAAACTCGTAAAACAAATTCGAGCTTATCAAACTGAATTAGATGCAATCAAAAAAGGATTGTCATCTACTTTGAGTGACCAATCTACTGCCATATCCGATATAAATTCCGAATTAGATAAAACAATTTCTGCGTTTAAAAAAATTAGAAATGCACAAAATTTATCATTAGACAAACAAACTAAACAATTAGAAGAAACTAAAAGTTTAGCAGATGTGTATAAGCAAATACCAGATTCATTATCTAGTTTCAAAAATAAAATGATGGATACTTTATCCATATCACAAAAATTAAACACTTCTGCAAAAGCAGCATCCGGAGCTAAAAAAGCAGAATTAGAATCGTTTGCATCAACATATAATCAAACTTTATCATTAGCTACCGAACTATCTAGTCTAAACAAAGAAGATACACTTGAATATGGTATAAAATCTAATGAAATACAAAAATCATTAAATTTATTACAAACTCAAGCAGATACCTATGCTTTAATAAATGGTAAAGAAAATAAAACATTTCAAAATCTACAAAAACAAATAGCAGCATTAAAACAAATAGTTCTTGAATCGGATTCAATTGCAAACATATCAAAAGAAACAAAAGATTTATATCAAGACTTAATGGCTGATTTAGAAGGATTGGAAAAAACTTTTAAGAAAATAGCAGTTACCGCAGAAGTATTCTTTTCATCTTTCAAAAATGCAGCCGGTATGGTGTTGATTTTTGCTGGTGGTTTGGTAGATGATTTTAACAAAATATCAAAAGAAATTGGTGGAAGTGTATTTCAACTTACCGGTTTTAAAGCAGAAGCATTTGCCATATCTAAAATATTAGGTGATGAAGCCGCAAAAGGAGTAACTACATTAGCTGAAAAATTAGGTAATGCTAAAGATGTAACGCTTGGACTGGGAATTAATGTTGGTGTTATGTCTGGTCGTTTGGGTGTAAGTGGAGAAGAAGCGGCTACATTAGTAAATCAATTTGGTAATTTGCAAGGATTATCATCCGATACTGCATTAAATACAATGGAGGCAGCATCACAATTAGCATCTGCTAATGGAGTTGCACCTGCTAATGTTATGAAAGATATTGCAGAAAACACAGAGTTCTTTGCGTTATATTCAAAAGATGGTGGAGCTAATATAGCACAGGCCGCAATAGAAGCACGTAGGTTAGGTGTTGATTTAGCAACTGCTTCAAAAATTAGTGATAATTTATTAGATTATCAAACATCCGTTGCAGCAGAAATGGAGGCATCAGTTTTATTAGGTAGAAATTTAAACCTAAATAAAGCAAGAGAATTAGCATATGCAGGTGATTCGGCCGGTGCAATGAAAGAAGCGTTAAACGCTGCTGGTGGTATTGCTGAATTTAATAAAATGGATGTGTTTCAAAAGAAAGCAGTAGCCGAAGCGTTGGGAACATCCGTATCTGAATTACAACAGATGTCTGCTAATATGGAAAAAGCAGCAACACCTGCTGGTAAATTACAAGAATCATTTAATGCCACAACTGCGTTTGTACAAGAAATGGGAGCTGGTATTGCCGGTACTGCCGTTAAAGGTATCGGTGGTATGTTGATTGGTATGAAAGATTTTAAAGGACAAGTATCAGATGCAAAAGAAGGTTTTGATTTTATGAAAGATTCTGTAAAAGGAATTGGTACATTTTTAGGCGGCGGTAAAGGAGCAGGGTTTACGGGTTTATTGGATACCAAAGAAACTGGTGCAATTAAAAGTTTAGGCAAAGGTGGAGCAATAACACCACCTACACCGGGTAGTTCAAGTACTGCTACTAAATCAGCAAGTTCAATATCTAAAATAGATACAAAGGCATTATTAAGAGGAGCCGGCGCTTTATTGGTTATGGCAGCAGCATTATATGTAACTGCAAAAGCATTGCAAGAATTTAATACGGTAAAACCAGATTCATTACTAAAAGCAGGAGCTGCTTTACTTGGTTTAGGACTTGCTATGATTGGATTAAATTACGCATTAGCACCGCTTGCTGCTTCTGGTATATTGGAATTAGTTGCCGGTAGTATGTTAGCATTTGGAGGAGCATTGGCGTTGGCAGGTTTGGGTGCAAAATTATTTGGTGAAGGATTTTCTTTGGTTAGTGTAGCATTACCATCAATAGTAGAACAATTATCTTCTTTATCACAAGTTAATTTTTTACCTATATTTGGTATGGCAGCAGCACTAACTGCATTGGGTGCTTCACTTGCATTAGTTGCAACAACTGGATTAGCTGCATTACCTGTATTAGCTGGAATAGGTTTAGCAGCAGGTGCAGTTGGTATGCTGTTTGGTGGTGAAGAAAAAGGTGGAGGAAGTGATTTACTATTAGAAGAAATTAAAGGTTTAAGACAAGATATTCAAACACAACCTATTACGGTACAATTGGATGGAAGACAAGTATATATAAGTAATTTAAGACAAGCTAAAAATAAATCTAATTAAGTATGGGAAAGTCAATGCAAGATTTATTGAATGAGTTTAACTTTCAGGATAAAGAATTTAATCCTAGAAGTGTAACAAAGGATATGCTTTCATCTAAAGAAACTGCACAAAAAACACAACCTATAAAAATATTAGGTTTAGAAATTGAAGGTGTAACTTTACCATACGATAGACAATATACAAGATTAACACAAGATGTAAGAACTATATATGGTTTAGATGCTCCACGTATATTATTGCGTGGTGCAGTAGATACAAATAAAGTTACAAAAAAAGTTGTAAATAGAGCAGCTAGAATAGCAGGTGGATTATTTGGTAATAATAGTGGAGTTGGTACATTTGTAAGAAATTCTATAAGTAGTTTAGTGAGTGTTAAACAACCAAGTGATACTATTAGTGGAAACAATACCGAAAATGGTTTGTATGCTGCTATGGAAAAGGGTAATGTAAATAATTCAAAAAATCCAATAACCAGTTTATTATCACAATATAGAACACCATCTCAATTTAAAGAAGCAGTTGGTGATATTAACAATGGAGAAGTAAAAATCGGTGGAGCAATTGTAGACCAATTAACTAATAGTGCATTCAAAGGTTTAGGCTGGGTTGCATCTAAAATTGGAATAGGTAAACAAGATTCAGGTAAATCAAATTCATTAAAAAACTCATTAAAATCATTTACCGATTCCCAAAGTGTATCAAGATTTCCATCAACATTTGCAATAAATGCTGCTAAATTAAATAAACAAGAAAAACCAACAGGTGTAGTAGTTGGACAAGAACAATTCATACGAAGTGGTGATTATCCAAATATGTATGATGATTTAAAAACAAATATACAAATAGATGGAATAAATTTTAATCCACAAACTTATAGTTTTACTGGCAATTCCACAACTGATTATTTAGGGAAAAATGCATCCGAAGCATCAAAATTTGTTATTGGAAATGCAGTAGCATCTGGTGTTGAGGGTGAATTATTGGGATATACGGATTTAGGATTTAATTCAAATGATAATGTAAAAGGTTTCCGTAGTCAAACATTTGTTGAAGGGTTATATAATTCATATAAATTAGAAGATGCCAATTTAACTGGTATGAAAAACAATTTAGGTGGGTTTTTAATTGTAAAAGATGGTGATAAAGGTATATATAAAATATCAGATATTGTAAAGGCAGGAGAACCTATTCGATTTAGTGATAAAGCAACAGATTCAGTATTTGGTATGATTCCTAATGTTCAGTTTTTTGGTGGTTATAAAAATAAAAAAGCAAAACTATTTAAGGGTGACCATCGTTTAAAATCATTAGGTGCATTAAGAACTACTGATATTGAGATTGGTGAAGGTGAAAGTGATTTAATAAAAATTAGATTTGGTATAGATGGTAAATATACTTATTTATTATCCAATATAACCGGATTTACTGATACACCAACTCCAACTTGGGGAGAAGTTAAACCAATTGGTTCACCATATAAGTTTTATTTTTATGAAAGTTTTGAAAGAGAGGTTTCATTTAAAACTCAAATATACGCATCTTCACAAGAAGAACTTTCATTAGTATGGATTAAGGCAAATAGTATAATGAAACTTACAAATGGCACATCCGGTGGTGTTGAAGGTATTAAGGGAAAGGTATGTAGTTTACGAATTGGTGATATGTTTGATAGTAATAAAGGATTTATTACAAATTGTACTTTGACTGTTCCTGATATTTCACCTTGGGAAATAAAAGATGGCTCACAATACCCATTTGTGTGTGAATTGGATATTACCTATAAAGTAATACAAATAGTTTCTGATTCTAAATTTTATGGACCATATAATATGAAAATAAAATCACCATCTTATACTTATTTAGATTTTCCAGAAAAAGCACCATTGCCTCCACCATATAATTTTAATCAGGTATCAAAACCGGTTATGCCTGCAATTGATATAAAACCGATAACTCAAAAGGACCTATTAAATTCACCAACAAGACAATTGTTAAAAGCTAATTTGGCAGCATCATCAATGGATGCGCAAGCTCAAAATGATTTAACACAAACTACAAATGCAGAGAAATATTTATCAGAAAATGCAAATGTAATTACCCCTACACCATTAGTACCTAATATAAATACACCAACACCACCACAAAACTTTGGTAAACAACCCGAATATGACCCAAATACTGGAGATTATAAACGAAATATTTTTGGTCAAATAAAACTTTTTAAAGCAAGAGGTGTTGATGCTAATCAAAATTAATTAAAATAATATGGGAAGATACGATAATTTAGATGGAAAAAATATAATTGGTAGAGGGATAGTATATGATTCACTATTACTACCATACATAGAACCAACCGATTCCGATATATTAATTGTAACGGAAGAAGAAGATAGATTAGATTTATTAGCAAACCAATTCTATGGTGATTCTCAATTATGGTGGGTAATAGCGACATATAATAATCTTACAGATATAGATACAAAATTAGAACCGGGATTACAATTAAGAATACCAAATAGAGCATCGTCAGTTACACGTTTATTTTAATATTTTATGAATCATTTTCCATTTATGGCACCAGTTGAGGAAACAATAATCAACGCCATTGAAAATTTAAATAAATCAACATTTAGTGGTGCGATGCCATTTGTGTATTTTACTGCACATTCAAAAGGTGAACCAAAAACCATAGGAACAGAAACAAGTTATAGATATGGTAGTAAAGAAATGGGTAAACATAGATTTCCTCCATTAATAACAAATTTAGAAGTAAAACCAACCGGTACTATGGGTGTTGTAAGGGAAGGTGAAGTTACTGTTAAGTTTGCATCAATGGAACAATTGAAAGATTTTCAAAATTTTTTTAGAATTGGTACTGCAAAGACAATTCATTGGGGATGGAACAAAAACAGATTAGATGGAAACAATTTTCAGATTACAGACCCCAATGATGATGATAGCAAGAAAATTGTAAATAATATTGAAAATTGGAGAACGCAGTTAAAAGCATGGAAGTATAGTGCTGATATATTAGTAGGCCCACTTATAAATTTTAATTTTACATTAAATGAAGATGCATCTGTGGATGTTGTATTTACGGTTGGTTCTCCAAATGAATTGGTTGCATTTATGGGTTCACATAAAAAAAATTCAAACGAAGTTAAAAGTAGTGATGCAGATAATATCGCAGCATATCGAGTGGCTTCTTTACTTAATCTGATAGATAGTGATTTTTCACCCGCAATTTTTGATAAAGAAATAAGACCTAATTTATTAAATTATGATAACACTCAATCTACTTTAAAAAAAATATGGGAAGGAGTGACTTCTGTGTTTAATACAATAATGGGTGATTCACAATATGATAATGTTAGTGAAGATGTGTATATATCATTTTTTACAATAGCAAAATATGCATTAAATCAAAACCCACCGAAGGATACTATTAATTCTGGCTATATATTTGATATATTAGAAGCAATATCAGTAGCACATCCAAATATGATTTCTAATTCTGAAAATGTTATATTTTTAAATACGGAAATGGCAACTCCAATAGTAGTTAATAATGAAATAAAGTTGGATAAAACTAAACTTCAAAACTTTGATACACTATTACAAACTCATTCTTATCCAGAATCTGGAAATTTTGATGGTGAATATGGAGGCACAAAAAATTCTTTTAAAGAAAAACATTGGGGATATGTTAGAAATGTATTTTTTAAAGCACCATTTGTTCAAGATATTATAAAAAATAATGGAGATGGTAGTATTGTAGATATAGTTGAAAAACTTTGTAATGAAATAAATGTTGCATCGTGTGGTTTAACTGATTTAGCACCACAAGTAACAACTAAAAAAGATGGGAAAGAGGTATTTACAGTAGTAGATTATGCACTTATTCCGGATAAAATAAAGCCAACTCCTTTAAGTTTATTTGAAAAGGGAAGTAATAGTTCAACTATAATAAATATATCTTTTAATTGTGATTTACCAAAAGAAATTGGTTCAATGGCAATGTTAGGAAATAGAAAATCAACGGATGTTGGTGGAAAATTATTTTTTAATTATGAAAAAGATAATGTATTAATGACGCCAGATAGATTATCAGATTATGATTATACAGGCGGTAAAGGACCCGGCGGTGGTGGCGGCGGTGGTGGAGGAGGTACTCCTAAAAATTATGGAAAAATAAAATCTGGTAGTTATAATCCCGGAGATACAGATTCCAACGGAAATAATGTGGGTAATCCTGGTTCAGTAGCACCAGTGGGTAAGATGTGGAGTTTTGAATACGGTGCGGGAAATCAAACTCCAATTGACAAAACTACAAAGGGTATATGGTATTTACAAACCGACTCAAATTTAACTCCTCAAGGCCAAGCAAAAAATGCAATAGCTGGTAAAATGTTGATTGATGAAAGTTGTGTTTTTATAAAATATGATGCGGCTGAACATACGTCTAGTAAAAATTTAGACCATGGAGTATTTAAAGCTGTGTTTAAAAACACAGATATGATTAAAGCTATGTATTTTGGTGATGGTAATCATAATAAAAACAATCCGTTACTACCAATTGAATTAGAAATAACAGTACTTGGTATATCTGGAATTATTGCTGGACAAATTATAGAATTAGAAAAGGATGCATTGCCATTTGGAAATGTTGGTATATTTCAAGTAAAAGAAGTAAACCATACAGTAAATGGTAAATGGGAAACAACTATAAAATTAGGATTTAGACCAACAAACTAATATGGCAAGTGTAGATACATATATTTCTTTGATTGTAACGGAATCACAACCATTGATTGTGGCATACGAACAAATACCAACTGATTTAGATTATAGTGCAGGATTTATTTATAGATATTTTATACGAAAACGAAATGATAATTTTGGAATAATTACAGAAGTATCAAAACAAACTTATGATAATTTTTTAAATAATAATTTTTATTTAACATTGACTATGAAATGGAAAATAAGTGGAACTAATTCTGCAGAGGTAGAGCAATTAAATCAGCGTTCAATCAACTATTCGCAAGAAACAATATCCAACATAGATACATATGTTAGAAACCTTACAAAATTTTATAGAGGATAATTTGGAAAAACCAAATCTTTTTATTATATTTGTAAGATGGTTATATACATAGAGGATTCACAATCCTTCAATGATTTCTTATTGGAGTTTAATTCCCGCCCAAGTAGAATTTACATTCAACTTTCGGATACCGATAAACATGCTCTAAACAATCGTATATCATTCATCGTAGTTAGTTGTTTACCAAAACTATATGTAATCAATATAAACCATACCGATGGGTTGGGATTAAGAGAAGATGCACTTAAACAATTAGAAGAATCCCAACGCTTTAAAGCAGTGGTAAATGGTAAGAGTGTAACTCATCTATTAAACTTAAAGCAAGCAGTAGATATTGATTTATACAGATTCATTACCGATAGTGGTATAGATGAAGACCAATTTAGAGAAATCCAATCATTTTACAAAAGAACCATTAAAGAAAAGTGGGCAACAAATATAAACGATAGTATCCCATTATCAAAGCAAGTTGGGATAATAAAAAAGATATTAAAATATGAAGTAAACTCAACCGCAAACGAATCAGTATTCAATTTTGCAAAGGATGCAACGGAAGTATTCCAATGGATAGAGAAATCAGGCATACAAGTAGACCCAAAATACATAGTTGAATTAGATAACCAAAAACACATCAATAAGGATGGGTTAGTATTCACAGAATATAACCTCCATACTTCCACTCTACGTCCATCAAATAGGCATGGTGGGGTAAACTACTCATCACTTAAAAAAGACAGTGGTATTCGTAAAGCATTCGTTAGTAGATTCAAAGATGGTAAGTTAGTAAGTATAGATTATTCGGCATATCACCCACATTTATTGATTGATTTAATAAAGGTTAAAATCGGTGAAAAAGAATGGATGGGTAAATTTAATAGTCAATTAGATTTCTACGATTGGATTTCGGCAAAGTTAGGTATAGCTGATTTAGATGGAGCAAGAGATGGGGCTAAACAATTAGTATTCCAATCTATATATGGTGGGGTAAGTGTGGAAATGCAAGATTTACCATTCTTTAATGAAGTACATATGTTGGCATTAAAATACAAAGCCGATTTGGAAAGATATGGTTTTGTAAAAACACCACATTATGGGGTACAAATCACAAAAGAAAAGTTTGGTGAAGATAATCCACCCCCAGCAAAGGTTCTAAACTATGTAATTCAGGCATACGAAACAGAACGAAACATCCAAATCCTAAAGAAAATAAAAGAAAAGTATAAAGGTTTGGGTAAACTGATAATGTATAATTATGACGCATTTGTATTTGATGTTCCTAATTATGAAATTACATATTTATATGAAGAGATATACGAAAAAATAATAGATTCAAAAGAGTTTCCAGCAACAATAGTAACAGGTGAAAATTATGATTTTAAATAATTTAGATGAGATTTATCAAGAAGTTTTAGAAGAACTTTCTTATAGAGTGGGTATAGTAAATCTTAAAGATGGCTACCACTTTGCAATATTTAATGAAATTTTAAGAGAAAGTATATTAGCACCATATTCAGATATGTTGATACAATCACTATGTGAAGTAGATGATGCCGGTAAAGTTTGGGTAAAAAATATAGATAGTCAAAATGTATATCAAATCCAAAAAGGTAACTTTGATAAATCAGTTCATATTGCAGCATCATCGCAAGAAGTAGAAAAAGCACAAGCAAAAGAAACAGAACCCAAACCGGTAGAAAAACCAAAAAAACAAACAAAAGAAGAACCAACTACTAAAAGTTTAGACGATTTAAAATCAGTAATTGCACAAAAATCAATTGATAAAGCAGCAGAAGATGGTGCTGGTTATATTAATAAAATAAATGATAATAATCTAAATAAAAAGGCTTTAAGTGATACATTCAAAAAAATTGTAAATGGTGAAACATTAACTAATGCAGAAAAAGCATTGGCTAATGATTGGATTTCAATTAGAGTTGGCGGTGGAAATGATGTTGGATTTTATATTGCTCCACAAAAAGGAGAATTTGCAAACAACCAATCACGGTTATCAGTTAAATTTAACCTACCAACCAAAGTTACCAATACAGAGGAGTGGGCAGATTCATTTAATAAACAAATAAAAGATAATTATGGTATTAGATTAACAACACAAACTGGCTCATATGTAAACAAAAAAGATTTTACTGCGGCTAAAATGAATACTAAACGAAAAATGGTAGAGTATAGTCCATCTAAAGATGGTAATGCAGTAACAATAGAAGGAAATACTTATCAAAAAAGACCAATACCATCCGAAGATGGATTAGTTAATTCATTTGTTAAAAAAGGACAAACCAAAAAAGAAGCTAAAAACGCAGCTAAAAAAGTTGTTGCATCTATAAAAAGAAGAAATGAAATGATTGACCGTTTAATTAAAAACGGAAAAACTCAAATGGTTGATTATGGTGAAACTAATAATAATGAAAATCGTAGAAAAACATTAAAAAATGTTACTCAATCAACAAAAAAAGCTGTAATAAAATCTATTGCTAATTTCTCTGGTTTAAGTGAGGATGAAATTAAACAACAATATGGACCGGTTTTAGATAAATTTGATGAATTAGAAGGTTTAGCACCAATAAACAATCCAAATTGGGATTCTATGAGTTCCAAAGAAAAATCTAATGCAGAAGAACAATATCAAAATAAAATAATAGATATTTTGCAGGATATGAGACGAGATGAAAAATTAGCATCTGGCGGACCTGATATTGCAGAAGTATTTGTGTTTATGAATGAAATTGGTACTGGTAAACAAGCGTTTTTACCATCTGAATCAAATTTTCCAACAATTGATATTATTTCATTGGGTGAACAAAAATCACCACCTGCAAATTTATCACCAGATGAGTTAGCAGAGTTCTATTCGGAAGAGTTTTCTGCAAATAGTGTATCCTTTATTGATAGTGATGGTGAAAGTATTAAATTGGGAAAAGGTGGTGCGAGTGCAGGTCATAAAAAATCTCAAAGTAGTAGATTTTCAAATTCAAAAACATCAGAAAAGTTGGATAATTTGATGGATACTTACAATTCAACATTTGGTGGCTATCCTCCATCTAGCGAAGCAATTGATAAAGCACAAAAATCGTATGATGATACTAAAGAACATACAAAACAAATCTTAATATCAAAAGGTTATTCTGAAAAAGAAGCGCAAAAACTAATTGATGAAACCGAAAAAAAGGGTAAAGATGCATATAATCAGGCTAGAAAAGCTTATCAAAAAACTTTAGAACCGGGTGATGAATTGGCTAGTGAATTTGAAAGAGGATTGGAATTGTACAATAAAGCAGGTATAATGTTTGAATTATTATATAACAACGATTTGGAATCAAATGATTTTGGTAATGTTAGATTTGTTGAAAGTGGTAAAGGTAAAACCTCTAAAATAACATTAGAAGTATTGGATGGTATAAATGAAAAATGTTGTGTAAAATTTAATCCAAATCCCGGTGAAATGAGAATCAAAAAAGACCCAAAATCTGGTAAGGCAACTGCTGGTATTAATGTTTCATTCTCAACCTTTATAAAACATTGTAAATAAATCAATTTTTCTTATACTTATAGGGAGTATAAAATGAAAATATGATAAAGACGCAGTTACTATGTACATTCTCAACTAAAAAAGATATTGAGAATAATTTGGATTTTATAAAAAAAAGTTATATATTAGCATATAATTACATATACGTCTTACAAAACAAAAACGTCCCTAACGATTTATTCATAACATATAATGTAGTTGTTGAAGGACAACATCCAGAAAGTGAATTAAAAACAATATTAGTACATAGAAAGAAACAAACTAATACCTTATATACAATCAATGCTCTAAACCAATTAATAATGGAAAAGACTGGTGGTATGTTAGATGATAAGTATGAAGTGAATTGGGAAGAGTACAGAAATTGTATATTACTTACAAATGCAGAAGGAGTTAGAAAAATAACAACTAGAGTATTTGATGTGATTGAGATTGAAGGAGCACAAATTAATTAAAACCAAAATAAAATATGTTACAGAACGATTACACAGACCCACAAATAGTGGCTCAAGCGGAAAAAGATTATCCAGAAACTACTGCTGAATACAAACGCATTATGGTAGAACAATACGAACTATTCTGCCGCAAACAATCAAACTATGGACCAGGTAACATTTCAGTAGGAACTGAATGTAGAAGTGATGCCGATGTTAAACTATCTCTTACTGGATTATGGTTTCGTATCAATGATAAAATCAACAGATTAAAACAAATGATTATTATTGGTGCGCAAGATAATGTAGGTGAATCACTTACAGACACATATCAGGACTTATCAGTCTATGGAATTATTGCCCAAATTGTACAAAACAAAAAATGGGGTAAATAATTTGGAGATACGAAAAAAACTTCGTATCTTTGTTTCAACATTTTAAGAATCCGATATTTATACTTGTAAGATTTATCGCGATAATCTTAAAATCTAATAAATAAAACTTAAAAACAAAAAAAAAGCGTATGAACATTAATGCAATTAAGCAGCGTCTAAATTCGTTGCAAAACACATCCAAAAAGACAGATGCTCTTTGGAAACCAAAGCCGGGAAAATATACAATCCGTATAGTTCCTTACAAGTTCAACAACGAAAATCCTTTCATTGAACTTTTATTTCATTACAATATTAACAACAAAACTTATTTATCACCAGCTTCGTTCCAACGTCCTGACCCGATTTTAGAGTTTGCCGAAAAGTTAAAACGATTAGGTGATACTGAAAATTGGAAAGCAGGTAAGAAGATGGAGCCAAAATTGCGTACCTTTGCACCAATCGTAGTGCGTGGTGAAGAAGGACAAGGTGTTAAGTTTTGGGGATTTGGTAAGACAGTTTATCAAGAAGTATTAGCAATCATTTCTGACCCGGATTATGGTGATATTACAGATGCCGAAACAGGTAGAGATGTAGTAATTGAGATTGTTGAAGCAGAAGGTAAAACTTATCCAGAAACTCGTATTCGTGTTAAGCCAAACCAAACACCAATTTCTGATAATGTAGAGTTGAATAACAAATTATTAAATGAGCAGACTGAAATTACTGACATTTATAGTGAATTAACTTATGCAGAATTAAAGGGTGTTTTAGAGAATTGGTTAAACCCAACAGCACAACACGAGGATGAAGATTCACCTGCACCATCGGTTGCATCGGAATCATTAAGACCTCAACCACAAACGGTTCAGGAGCAAGTAGCACCTCAACCAATTTCAGTACCTAAATCGGCAGAGCCAATTACAGAGTTACCGTGGGATGTAGCAGAACAAAAACCTGCTTCTACAAAGGTTGATGTAGCTTCGGCATTTGAAGATTTATTCAATTCATAAAATAAAAAGGAGTTACAATGGCAAAAGTTCAAGTGGATTTAGCACAACAAATTGCCGATAATCTAAATAAGAAATACAAAGACCAAAAGGTTGCGTTCTTTTTAGATGATGACTCGGAGGATGCACCCACCAATATAACGGGGTGGGTGTCCTCTGGGGCAACTATGTTGGATGTGGCAGTTTCCAATAGACCATTTGGTGGATTTCCAATTGGTAGAATTACGGAAATTACGGGATTAGAGCAGAGTGGTAAATCATTATTATCAGCACACGTGTTAGCAGAAACGCAAAAGCAAGGTGGTGTTGCAGTATTGATTGATACAGAAACTGCGGTAAGTAGAGAGTTCTTTGATGCAATTGGTGTAGATGTATCCAAACTATTATATATTACGGCTGATACCGTAGAGGATATATTTGAAACAATTGATACAATCATTGAGCAAGTAAGAAAAGGTGATAAAGATAAGTTAGTAACTATCGTAGTTGATTCAGTAGCAGCAGCATCTACACAGAGAGAGTTGGAAGCTGATTATGGTAAGGATGGATACGCGACTGATAAGGCAATCATCATTTCAAAAGCAATGCGTAAAATCACAAATGTGATTGGTAGACAAAAGATTACATTAGTATTCACAAACCAATTACGCCAAAAGATGAACGCAATGGCATTTTCAGACCCTTGGACTACATCAGGTGGTAAAGCAATCGCATTCCACGCTTCGGTTAGGTTGAGATTAGCGTCAACTGGTAAAATCAAAGCAAAGGATGCAAAGGGTAATGAGAGAGTAGTTGGTATCAAAGTAAGAGCTAATGTTATTAAGAATAGATTAGGACCACCATTGCGTTCAGCAGATTTTGATATTTTCTTTGATAGAGGTATTGACAACTACGGAGCATGGTTGGGAGCAATGAAAGATTATGACTTTGTTAAGCAAGGTGGTGCATGGTACACATATGTTGACGTTGAAACTGGCGAAGAATTTAAATTCCAAGCCAAAGAATTGCAAGATTTGTTGGAAAATAACCCATCGGTAAAAGAACAAATATATAAACGAATTTGTGAGTTTACTATTCTACAATACAAAAAGGATTCATTGGATACAGATAATCTAGTAGTAGATACGGCAGTATTAGGTGATGAATAAACAAACATATGAACGAGTTATATAAAAGGTTATTAGATGAAGTTAGTGAGGAACACACGAAAGTAAAAGACCAATCATTAAACTCAAAAGTTCTATTAGTAGATGGATTAAATACTTTTATCAGAGCATGGACGGTAAATCCCGCAATGGATGATAATGGTGACCACATCGGTGGTATAACTGGCTTCCTAAAGAGTATAGGTTATGCAATCAGAGAATACAAAGCAACTCGTTGTATCATTGTATTTGATGGTAAAGGTGGTTCGGACAGCCGTAAAAAGATATTTAGTGGATACAAAGCTGATAGAGGTAAAAGCCGTTTTAGAGTAAATCGTCAATATGAAGATATGATGTCAAAGGAAGATGAGAGTGTTTCTATGAAACGCCAAATGATTGGCCTAATAGAATTGCTTGAATATCTTCCTGTTGATATTATGTTGTTTGATAGTATAGAAGCAGATGATGTGATTGGATATATTGCATCAAAATTAGTTACGGAAGATGATGGAGCAATAGTAATGTCATCTGATAAGGATTTTTTACAATTAGTTAAATCAAATGTTGAAGTTTACTCACCAAGCAAAAAGAAATTATATACGGAGCAAACGATTGTTGAGGAGTTTGGCATCCATCCCAATAATTTTATGGTATATCGTTGTCTTGACGGTGACACCTCTGATAATATTAATGGCATTGGTGGGTGTGGTCTCAAAACAATTATTAAGAGATTTCCAGAAGTGGTGGAATCGGAAAGAATAGAGTTTGATAAATTATTTGAGTTATGTGAAGAACGTGGTTCTGGTAAAGGACCTAAAATTTACAAAGATATTTTGGATGGAAAACCAATTGTAGAAAGAAATTTCAGATTAATGCAATTAGAAAACCCAGAAATATCATCTAACACACGATTAAAGATTAATGCTAAATATCAAGAGAATGTATCCAAATTGGATAAATTATCTTTTATTAAAAAAGCAATGAGTATGAAGGTTATTGATGCATTGGGAGATGTAAATAATTGGATTATAAAGAATTTTAGTTTAATTAACAAATATAGTAAATAACAATTTAAACGCGGAGAGCAATCTATGAAGTGCATTAAAAATAAAGATGGAGAAATCCGAAGAGTATTAGAAACAGAAGCTGACCAAAAAGTAAAATCTTACGGATGGACATTCGTCCCAAAATCAGAGTGGAAAGCATTACGTGTAAAAACAAAAGAAAAAGTAGTAGTCGAAGTTAATACTAATTTAACAATTGAAGAAAAGAGATTAGCAAGAAAGAAGAAGGATAAAAAATAATGGAAACAATAGATAATCTACAAAAGTTTGGTCAATCGTATCAGGCAAAAGTAGTTGCATCGTTGTTAGAATCCCAACCTTTCTTAAATCAAGTTTCCGATATAACCAAAAAAGATTTTTTTGAATTAGAAGCAGATAGATGGATAGTTGGTGAGATTGTATCTTACAATTTAAACAATAATTCTGCACCTACATTAGATGTATTCAAAGTAAAATTGAATGAGGTAGAAACTGATGCCCAAAAGAAAATGATTGTAGATAGATTACAACAGGTCTATGATTTATTTGGTTCACCGGATTCAGATTTTATTAAGCAAGAATATTTACAATTCTGTAAAAGACAGAAACTTAAATCAGCTATCTTCCAATCAGTTGATTTACTACAAAGTGGTAAGTATGATGAGGTTGGGACACTTATTCAAGATGCATTAAGAGCAGGTTTAGAAAACAATTTAGGACACGATTATTTTTTAGATATTCTATATCGTTTAGAAGATGTAAAAAGAAACTCCGTACCTACCGGTTGGAAACCAATTAATGAGTTGATGGATGGTGGATTAGGACCAGGTGAGTTAGGTGTTGTAGTAGCACCATCTGGCATTGGTAAGACTTGGATATTGTGTAAGTTGGGTGCAGATGCAGTAGCACTTGGTTTCAATGTGTTGCATTATAGTTTGGAGTTGAGTGAGAACTATGTAGGTTGTAGATACGATACAATTTATACAGGCATTCCTTTGGCAGATTTAAAAAACAATAAAGAGGAAATACAAAGAAAACTAAAAGGTTATTCTGCTCGTTTGATGATTAAAAATTATCCAAATAGGGGAGCTAGTGTAAAAACTATGAAAGCTCACATTGATAAATTAAGAGCACAAGGATTTATCCCACATCTTATTATAGTGGATTATGCTGATTTACTTAAACCTGTAAATAAACGAGATGGTTTATACGCAGAGTTGGGTGGAGTGTATGAGGAACTACGTGGTATGGGTGGAGAACTTGGAGTTCCAATTTGGACTGCATCGCAAACCAATAGAGGTGCATTGGAAGATGAAGTAATCCACGCAGATTCGATTGCAGATAGTTATGCCAAAGTAATGACAGCTGATTTTATTATTAGTGTATCTCGTAAGGATAAAGATAAGTTGGCTAATACTGCAAGGGTGCATGTGATGAAAAACAGATTTGGACCAGATGGTTTAACATTCCCAACAAAGATGGATACGATGCGAGGTGAGATAGAAATATACGATGCACAATCATCAAATGGTATTATGGCAACCAAAGAAAGTAACAATGGAGTTCAGATAGAAAAGAAATTATTACACAAAAAGTATCTGGAAAATATGCCAACCGATATGGGCTAATATACTTAAAAAACTACCAAACTTACATAGAAAAATCCTACGAAAAGTTGGGTGGAAAAGGTAGTATATACAATACTTATCTATACCTAAAATTGAAATTAGATAAAAAAACTATGAGCAAATTATTTACAGAAAGGGTAGCATATAAACCATTTGAATACCCTGTTTATTATACGGAGGGTTGGTTATTACAAGCTCAAGCGTTTTGGCTTCACACAGAAATACCGATGCAAGGTGATGTTAAGGATTGGAATGAAAACCTATCACCATCCGAAAAACATTTAGTTGGAAATATTCTTTTGGGTTTTGCTCAAACTGAATGTGCAGTTTCTGATTATTGGACAGGTATGGTTACTAAATGGTTTCCAAAGCATGAGATTAGACAGATGGCAATGTTGTTTGGTTCACAAGAAACAATACATTCAGTTGCATATTCTTACTTAAATGAAACATTGGGATTAGATGATTTTGCAGGTTTTATGCACGATGAGGTTATGAAAGAAAGATTTGAACTTCTTACTAACACAACTGCCGAATGGACGCCAAAAGATTTAAGAACAAATCATCAAGCTAGAGTTGAAGTGGCTCGTTCACTTGCTATATTTTCTGCATTCACAGAGGGTGTAGCCCTTTATTCATCATTTGCTGTATTGTATTCTTTCCAAATGAGAAATCTATTGAAAGGAATTGGACAACAAATGAAGTGGAGTGTTAGAGATGAATCACTACATTCTAAAATGGGATGCCAATTATTCAGACATATGTGTGATGAGTATCCTGAATTGTTAGAAGAAGCTAAAGTTGACGTATATAAAGCAGCTGAAATGATTAGAGATTTAGAACATAAGTTTATTGATAAAATTTTTGAAATGGGTGATTTGGATAATCTTAAAAAAGATGACCTAAAAGAATTTATTACAAAGAGAGTTAATGAAAAGTTAGGAGAATTAGGTTACAATCCAATCGTAGGTGGTGATGGTATGTTTGAATATAATGAAAAGAAAGCATCTGAATTAGATTGGTTTTATCATTTGACAGGCGGGGTCACTCATACTGATTTCTTTGCAATGAGACCAACCGATTATTCAAAAGCAGGTGAAGGTGAAGATTGGGGAGATATATTTTAAAAATGCAAATTAAAACGCATCATATTGTTTATTGTACTAGGTGTATTATTACCAAAAAATGGTATATAGGTGTACATAGCACCAATAACCTAAATGATGGATATATGGGAAGTGGTAAAATATTAAAACTTTCTATTAAAAAATATGGAATTGAAAACCATATTAGAGAAATATTATTTAATGTTGATACAAGGGAAGATGCTTTAAGTTTAGAAGCAACTATGGTTAAAGAAAGTACATTAAGTTTACCAAGATGTATGAATATAAATATAGGTGGTATGGGTGGAAATTTTGGTGTAGTATCTCCAAATAAAGGTAAAGTTTTTAGCGAAGAGCATAAAGAAAAATTGAGAATTGCTAAACTTGGTATTACACCTTGGAATAAAAATAAAAAACAACCATACACTGCTGAACAAATAAAAAGAATGGTTAATAATAAAAAAATAAAATCTGGATACAAATGTAAACCAAAATGGCAATATCATTGTCCTGATGGTGTATTTAATACTATAAAAGAAGCATCTGATTTTTACAAAATTTCACCCCCCGCTTTACGATTTAGGATAAAATCAGCAAATTATTTAGATTTTAAAAAAAATAAAATATAAAATATATGAGTTATATAGATAGTTTAGTACAAGAAATGGGATGGGTAAAAGATGTAGATTATCCATCGTGGGGTCATAATGAGGTATATGTAAAAACTATATCCAAAGGATACTTGCAAGATGGTGAGAAACCAAAGGATGCCTATTGGCGTGTATCTACAAAGATTGCACAAAGATTGGGTAAACCACAATTGGCAACAAAGTTCTTTGATTATATTTGGAAAGGGTGGTTGTGTTTAGCAACGCCTGTATTATCAAACACAGGTACAGATAGAGGTTTACCTATTAGTTGTTTTGGCATTGACGTAGGTGATAGTATCTATGAAATTGGTTCAAAGAATTTAGAGTTGATGTTATTGGCAAAGCATGGTGGTGGGGTTGGTATTGGTATAAACCAAATCAGACCAGCAGGTGCAAAGATTACAGGCAACGGAACATCGGATGGTGTAGTTCCATTTTGTAAAATCTATGACTCAACTATATTAGCAACAAACCAGGGTTCAGTTCGTAGAGGTGCAGCATCTGTAAATATGAATATTGACCATAAGGATTTTGAAGATTGGTTGGAGATTAGAGAACCCAAAGGAGATGTAAACCGTCAATCACTAAACATGCATCAATGTGCGGTGGTAGGTGATAAGTTTATGAATAAGTTGCAAGAAGGAGAATCGGAAGCAAGAAGAAAGTGGAGTAAACTATTACAAAAAAGAAAGGCAACGGGTGAACCATACATTATGTTTAAGGGAAATGTAAACAAACAAAATCCAGAAGCGTATAAAAAGAATGGATTAAAGGTTTTTATGACCAATATTTGTAGTGAAATTGTATTACACACAGATGAATCACATTCGTTTGTTTGTTGTTTAAGTTCTTTGAATTTGGCTAAATACGATGAGTGGAAAGATACTGATTTAGTCTATACTGCTACGATGTTTTTAGATGGTGTTCTTGAAGAGTTTGTACAGAGAGCCAAAGGATTAGTTGGATTTGATAATTCAGTTCGTTCAGCCACTAAAGGACGTGCTCTTGGATTAGGAGTTTTAGGGTGGCATACATACCTACAACAAAAGGGTATTCCGTTTGAAGGATTGCAAGCACAATTTGAAACTCGTAAGATTTTCTCTCAAATGAAAATTGAAAGCGAAAGAGCAAGTAGAGATATGGCAGCTGAATTGGGAGAACCCCTATGGTGTAGAGATACAGGTTTCCGTAATACTCACTTGAGAGCAGTAGCACCAACAGTATCTAACTCTAAATTAAGTGGTAATGTAAGTAGTGGTATTGAACCGTGGGCAGCTAATGTATTTACAGAACAAACTGCAAAGGGAACATTCATTCGTAAGAACCCAGAGTTAGAAAGGGTGTTAAGAAAAATGACTAAAAACACCAAAGAAGTTTGGGATAAGATTTTAGCAGATGGTGGTTCGGTACAAGATTTAGATTTTTTGGATGAGTGGTGTTTTGTAGATACAAAGTTGGTAGAATGTAATGAAGTATCACACGAAAATAATTACAAATGTAGTTCGGTCAAAGATGTATTTAAAACATTCAAAGAAATTAACCAATTAGATTTAGTAAAGCAAGCAGGTGTAAGACAACAATACATAGACCAATCAGTTTCTCTAAATCTAGCATTCCCTGCAACTGCAGAGCCAAAATGGATAAATCAAGTAACTATGGAAGCTTGGAAACAAGGAGTTAAGACTCTTTACTATATGAGAACAGAAAGTGTATTAAGAGGAGACATTGCGGCAAGAGCAATGGACCCTGAATGTGTAGCTTGTGAAGGATAAACTAAATAATAATGTTATGGGTGAGAATATTTCAAATAAAAATAAAGAATTGACCGAAAAAATAAAAGAAGAAATTATTGAGAAGCCGAAAGGACCAATTAAATTTCAAATTCAACTTAACGAAGAACAAAAAGAAGCAAAGGAGAAAATCCTAAATAACGCAATTACAATATTAAGTGGTAAAGCAGGTAGTGGTAAAACATTACTTGCTTGCCAAGTAGCATTGGATATGTTATTTAAGAAAACGGTACATAAAATCATCATCACTCGCCCAACGGTAAGTAAAGAAGAGATTGGTTTCTTACCAGGTGATTTAAGAGAAAAGATGGAACCGTGGATGCAACCTGTTTATTCTAATTTTTATCAATTGTATAACAAAGAAAAGATTGATAAGATTTTAGAAAACGGACAAGTTGAGATTGTACCCCTTGCATTTATGCGAGGTAGAACTTTTTTAGATGCATTTATTATAGTAGATGAAGCACAGAATTGTACTAATGACCAGATGGAAATGATTACATCTCGTTTGGGATTACGAAGCAAGATGGTTGTATGTGGCGATTCACAACAAGTAGATTTAAAATATAAAGGAGAAAGTGGATTTAAGTTTTTAGTTACTGCTGCAAAGAAGATTAAAGATATGGATTCACAAACTCTATTAACAAACCACAGACATCCTGTTGTTGACGCCCTATTAGATGCATATGATGAATTTAAAGAAAAACAAAATAAAGAAGGAAGATAAAAATGATTAGTGTAAAGAAATTTTCAGCAACATGGTGTGGACCATGCAAAACATTAAAGCCAATTTTTGAAGAGGTTAAGCAAGCCATTAGTGGTGTTCAATTTGAAGAATACGATGTAGATTCACAACACGAAATAGCATCAAAATACAATATCCGTTCAGTTCCTACTGTCATTATTGAAAAAGATGGTAAAGAAGTTCAACGATTTGCAGGTGTATCATCTAAAATTGCATACATCAACGCTATTAACGAAAGTTTGTAGTAAAAAATTAGGATAAGTCTTAATTTATTCGTATCTTTGTAAAAATTAAAATGTTATGACAGTTATAGAAGCAGTATCACCGGGTGATGCTTGGGTAAAAGTATCCAAATACATATTGGCAAACGGAATAAAGGTTGGTGACCTTACGGAAGAATTGAATGTAATGACAGAAATTACACAATTCCAAAGTGATGAATGGTTTGACCAACATTTTAGAGATGTAATGGGTGATGATAGAATTGATTTCGCATCATCTGTTACATTTGTAGAACCACAACCTAAAAAACCAATCAACGATTTCTTTGCAGCAGAAGAAGGTTTAGAATATACCTTTATCAAAGACCATTGGCACGATTCCTATTGGGGAAGAATGATTGCTTGGCAAGGAACATTTAATCAGGTTGAAAATGTAATCAAAATCTTAAAAACAGGTAAAGCAGTAAAACGATGTGAGTTAATAGTGTTTGACCCATCACGTGATGCACGCAACCCATACTCACAACCTTGTATGTTGGGTATTGATATTAAACCTCGTAATGGTAAATTATATTTAACTGCAATGTTGCGTTCAAATAGAGTATCTAAAAGTGGTTATGCTGATTATTCTGCGTTAGTAAAGTTAGGTAAATTCCTAGCCAAAGAATCTAATTTAGAATTGGAAAAAGTTAGTATATTGGCTCACTCTTGTCATATTGGTAAGATGAACGATGAAACTAAAAAAACAAATAAGTTATTAGAAATCCTAAATAAATAATATGTGTGGGATTGTAGCAACCATTGGTTATACAAAAGAAGATGTGAATGAAATGTTGGAAATCATTTCACACAGAGGTAGAGATAATCGTGGTATTATGGAGTTTCAGTATAATGATAAGAACATTATATTAGGACATAATCGTCTATCTATCAACGATACATCACCATTAGGTAATCAACCAATGGAATACGAAGGTGTGCAGTTAGTGGTAAATGGTGAGATATGGAACTACCCACAACTACGAAATGAGTATGAGGAAAGAGGTTATACATTTAAATCAAACTCTGACTCTGAAATTATTTTATTCCTATATAAAGAGAACGAACTTAAAAGATTAAGTGGTATGTTTTCGTTTGTTATATATGATGAAAACAAACTAATTTTATCACGAGATTGGGTAGGTAAATTACCTTTATATATTTTTAATAATGGTAGTTACATAATAGCAAGTGAATTAAAATCAATAATAAATACACACAAAGGTGCTGATATAAAGTTTGTTCCTAAAAACTCTTTGGTAGAGATTAATTTGGATACAAATAAAATAGATGTCCATAGTAACTATTACTTTAATTTTAGTAATGATATTACAAATTTACCAACACGAGAAGAGGTTGGACAAAAAACATATCAGTTATTAAGAGATGCGGTAGATAAAAGGTTATTATCAGATGTCCCAATTGCTACATCATTGAGTGGGGGTATTGATTCTGCAGTTATTACTTATTTACTTTCTACAAAAATACCTAACTTAAAAGCATACACAATTGCGTTTGACCAGTCATCACCTGATTTACAAAAAGCAAGAGTATGTGCAAAGCATTTAGGAGTAGAATTAGTAGAGGTATTTGTTCCGCGAGATGAAGAATTATTAAAGCAAAGATTTATAGATTCAATTAGAGTGATTGAATATCCATCAACAGTCCAAATGGAAGTGGGAATCCTACAATCATTTATTGCTGAACAGATGGCAAAGGATGGAATCAAAGTTGCATTTAGTGGAGAAGGTAGTGATGAATCGTATGGTTCGTATGGTATGATTCGTATGTTTAGTAAGAAGCCTGATTGGAGTGATATTAGAAAAAAACTATTTGAAAAGCAATACTATGGTAATTTGTTAAGAGGTAATACTATCTTTATGAATTATGGAACAATCGAATTACGTTGCCCATTCTTTGATACTGATTTTTTAGATTTTACAACAAACCTAACAGATGAGTTTTTATCAAAAGGAAGTCAATGGAAGTTGCCATTAGCAGATGCATTTAGACCATATCTACCAGAAGAAATTATTGAGCAAGAAAAGAGGGCATTTCAAAAAGGAACTAATTTCAAACAATATATTGAAGAACTTATATTAAATGATTCCAATATAAATTTCCGTAATCGTAAAAATATGTTGCACGTCATTGGTGATAATTTTGAAAAAATAAATGGATTCTCACATAAGAAAATGAAAGCAGAATTGACATCAACTAATATGGGGATTTACCAGTGGATTTAATACAAACACCAATCCAAATTTACGAACTAAAAGGGCGTAAAGTTCACGTTAAGCGAGATGATTTAATAGGTGATGGGAAAGTATTACCACGTTGGGCAAAGATTGAAGGTATTCGTAGAATATTACAGAGTGAAACAATTGATAAATCAAAACCATTAGCACATTTATCTGTATATGGTAGTTGGACTGGATGGGTTTTATCTCAATTATGTAAAGAAGAAGGTATTGAGTTTATATCAGCATACCCAGATACACAAAAGTATCCACCAAATCTTTTAGAAAAAATAAAAGAAAACGGAGCAACCCTATTTCCAATGAAACCAAATATGATGGCTTTGTTGAGTAATAAATTATCAGGTATTGCTAAAACAAATGGGTGGCAGTTGTTACCATACGCATTTAATCATCCAATGTATGTTGATTATATGGCTAGTAGAATGGATGAGGTATTACAGAACGAAGATTTTGACCATTTAGTTGTTTCGATGGGAGCAGGTGTAACTTGTTCAGGTTTGATTAGAAGATTTTTAGAATACAAAGATTGGAAAGATATTCTAAAAAATAAAAGACAAGTGCACGGAATTACAATGTCATCAATTAACTCAACTAGAAATATATTAGAATACAATAAAGCCGGTGATATAAACAACGTCCATATTTACAAATCACCATACGCATTTGATGATATGATGCCAAATTATGAAGTCCCATTTGATTGTAATGAATTTTGGGATAAGAAAATGTGGTATTGGTTAGATGAAAATATACAAAAATTAGATGGTAAAATTCTATTTTGGAATATTGGTGGTTCTTACATAAAAAGTTTAGAATAAATTATTTTGTTTTTAAAAAAAAATGTATTATATTTGAATTATGTATTTAGACTATTTTGACAAGTATAAGGGGATGACCCCTTACCTCCATATTCCAAAAGAAGAGTGGACATATATTAAAGACACGTTTGATAAAGAAGACGTGAAAGAAACTCTTGGACAAGTTTTAATGGAGTATCCAATTCCATATGCCGAACTAACTGAAAAGGATGCACGAAGTGAATATCTAGCAACAAAAGGCATCCGTCATCAAAACCTTATGGTAGAAGGTGAATGGTTTCCACGTAAGGCATCCGAATCCCGTTACCCAATAACTTACAACGGAAAGAATTTATACTTCCGTAGATTGAATACTGGCAACGCGGCATCAAATTACTTTCAACAGGCAAATCGTTGGAGCGTGGATGGGACGGTCTCGCCAGGCCCGAAAAGAACTTGGGAAACAAAAGAATTTATGCATTCACTTATGGGTGGGTTATATACTTTAAAGTTTGAAGAAATAAATAGAAATACATTACGAGTTTGTTTGAGTTTAAGAAAGTATATCTGCTCTCAATTCAAACCTAATGTAGCAAAAGCTCTGTATGATTTTGTGGGAGCAAAGAATGTACTAGATTTTTCAGCAGGATGGGGAGATAGATTGTGTGGATTTATGGCATCAGAAAACGGAGAACATTATGTAGGTATTGACCCGCGTAAAGAAAACCACCCAATTTACGAACAACAGGCAGAGTTCTATAAAAAGAATAACGGTTTCTTTGAAACAGAAAAAAGAGCTACATTCCACGAATCACCTGCTGAAGATTTTGATTTCACACAATATCCAGATTACTTTGATATTGTATTTACATCACCACCATACTTTAATGTGGAGAGATACTCATACGATGATACACAAAGTTGGGTAAGATATAAAAACATAGATGCTTGGAATGAGTTGTTTCTACACAAAGTAATTAATAACTTATGGCCATCAATCCGTAAGGGTGGGTATTTGGCAGTAAATATTGCCGATGTGTACGCATCCTCAAAAGGAGATGGTAAAGGGTATCAGGAGATTACAAACCCTATGAATGATTTTATAGGAACAATGCCAGGTGCAGAGTATCAAGGATGTTTAGGCATGGAAATGGCTAAAAGACCGGGCAGTATTGGAGCAGGTGCAATGATTGAAGGTGATGAAGCTAGATTCACCGAAGAAGAAATCGAAAAAGCAAAAGAAAATATTGGTAAAACATTCTGCGAACCTGTTTGGGTGTGGAGAAAAATGTAATCTAATGATAAAAGAATACTTTAAAAAGTTTTATGGTATGACTCCATACATCAATATTGATAAAGATGAA